TTTGAAATACTTAACAGAATCCAAGAAGAAGAAAACTTGCTTGAGGGCAAAACACCTGAAGAGGCAAAGAAAAAAGTCTTTAAAGGATTCGCAGAAGGTAGATCTAAGTAATGTACGAGCAAAGTTTAGTTAAAATAATAGAACCTATTAAACGCACGACTATACGTCGGCTTAACAAATCTAAAAAATGGAAATATGGATACAATAAAGAACATGATATCGTGGTTATCTCTAAAACTGGATGTATTGGACAAGTGGTGGAGATTCAAAATTTGCGAATTGGGTTGCCGAGTAAACCGAAATCAGTGTATGTGCACGCTAAAAACAAATGGCAAAAAATAGAATACCCTAAAGAGTTAAGTAGATTAAAAAATATATTTGACTGGAGATCATACCCTGAAGACCAAAAAAATAAATGGTACGATTATATAGACGAAGAGTTTAAACGTAGAGAAGAAGGTTTTTGGTTTATGAATAATAATAAACCAACATATATAACAGGTACACATTATATGTACTTACAATGGAGTAAAATAGATGTAGGTGCACCAGATTTTAGAGAAGCAAACAGGTTGTTTTATATATTTTGGGAAGCGTGTAAAGCTGATAAAAGATGCTATGGTATGTGTTATTTAAAAAACAGACGTAGTGGTTTTTCTTTTATGAGTAGTGCTGAAACAGTTAATTTAGCTACAATATCAAGTGATAGTAGATATGGTATACTATCTAAAACAGGTGCAGATGCTAAGAAAATGTTTACTGATAAAGTAGTACCTATTAGTATTAATTATCCATTTTTCTTTAAACCAATACAAGATGGTATGGACAGGCCAAAATCAGAGCTTGCATATAGAGTGCCAGCTAGTAAGTTTACTAGAAAAAAGATTACAGCTAATGAACAGTTAGAAGATATACAAGGACTAGATACTACTATTGATTGGAAAAACACTGGTGATAATAGTTATGACGGTGAAAAGCTAGCGTTATTAGTACACGATGAAAGTGGTAAGTGGGAAAGACCTGACAATATATTAAATAACTGGCGAGTAACTAAAACATGTTTACGGTTAGGTAGTAGAATTATAGGTAAATGTATGATGGGCTCGACTTCAAATTCATTAGATAAAGGTGGAGACAATTTTAAAAAATTATACAATGCATCAGATGTCACTAAACGAAATAGAAATGGCCAGACAAAATCTGGTTTATATTCTTTGTTTATCCCAATGGAATGGAACTACGAAGGATTTATTGACGAGTATGGAGTTCCAGTATTCAATACTCCTGACATCGATGTGTTTGCCGCAGACGGTGAATTAATAGATGTAGGTGTTATTGATCATTGGCAAAATGAAGCTGATGGTTTAAAAAATGATCAAGATGCTTTAAATGAATTTTACCGCCAGTTTCCAAGAACAACTGAGCATGCGTTTAGAGATGAAACAAAAAATAGTATATTTAATTTAGTAAAAATATACGAACAAATAGATTATAACGAAGAGATGTATAGAACTCTTGGTGTTACTCAAGGTAACTTTCAGTGGGTTAATGGACAAAAAGATTCTCAAGTAATATTTTATCCAGATCAAAAAGGTAGATTTAAAGTTAGTTGGGTTCCACCTCAACAACTTCAAAATAGAGTTATATTAAAAAATGGTGTGAGATATCCCGGTAACGAACACATGGGAGCATTTGGATGTGATTCGTATGATATATCCGGGACCGTAGATGGTGAAGGTTCTAAAGGAGCGCTTCACGGACTAACTAAGTTCAGCATGGAGGACGCTCCAGCTAATAGCTTCTTTTTAGAGTACTTATCAAGACCACCTACGGCTGAAATATTTTTTGAAGACGTTTTAATGGCATTAGTTTTTTATGGTATGCCAATATTAGCAGAAAACAATAAACCTAGATTATTGTACTATTTAAGACGTAGAGGTTATAGAGGTTTTAGTATGAATAGACCTGATAAAGTTTGGAATAAATTATCAACAGCTGAAAAAGAAATAGGTGGTATACCTAACTCTAGTGAAGACATTAAACAAGCTCATGCAGCTGCAATTGAGATGTATATACAAAACCACGTAGGTATGAAGCAAGATGGTAGCTTTGGTAATACGTATTTTAACGCTTTACTAAATGATTGGGCTAAATTTGATATAAATAAAAGAACTAAACATGATGCTTCTATAAGTAGTGGTTTAGCAATAATGGCTTGTAATAGACATTTGTATAGACCTAATGCTGAAGTTCAAAGACCTAAATTAAACATAAATATTTCCAGATATAATAATCATGGAGCTAATTCACAAATAATAAAATAATATGGGATATTCTGGTAAAAGTTATTTTCCTAGTCAAGCTGTAAGTGATGCTGAAAAGTTAAGCTATGATTATGGTTTAAAAATAGCTAAAGCTATAGAGACTGAATGGTTTAATGACAGTAGAAATAACAGTAGATATAGAAACAATTACAACAATTTTCATAATCTAAGATTATATGCTAGAGGTGAACAGTCTATACAAAAATATAAGGATGAGTTATCTATAAACGGTGATTTGTCCTATTTAAATTTAGATTGGACACCTGTGCCTATTATACCTAAGTTTGTAGATATTGTTGTTAATGGTATAGCTGAAAGAACATATGATATAAAAGCTTTTTCTCAGTCGCCTAACGGTGTTGAAAAAAGAACTGATTACATGCAACGTATACTTAGTGATATGCAAATGCAAGAGTTTAACAATGAAGTAGACTCTAGGTTTGGTATTAACATGCGAGAAAGTGATATAGAACAGCTACCAGGTTCTGAAGAAGAACTAGGTATACACATGCAGTTGAATTACAAGCAAGCTGTAGAGTTAGCAGAAGAACAAGCTTTAAATGTTTTAATGGAAGGTAATAATTACGAATTAATTAAAAAACGTTTTTATTATGATTTAACAGTACTTGGTATTGGTGCTGCTAAAACTAGTTTTACAACTTCAGAAGGTGTAACTATAGATTATGTTGATCCTGCTAATTTAGTTTATTCTTATACAGACTCTCCTTATTTTGAAGATATATATTATGTTGGTGAAGTAAAAAATATATCTATAAACGAACTAGCTAAACAGTTTCCTCATCTTACAGAAACTGATTTAGAAGATATATTAAAAAACAAAACATATAACAGAAACAACAATAGAAGTAGATATAATTCAGATAAAGAAGATAATAATAAAATACAAGTTTTATATTTTAACTATAAAACTTATATGAATGAAGTTTATAAAATAAAAGAAACTGGTACTGGTGCTGATAAAGTAATACCAAAAGATGATAGTTTCAATCCACCTGAAAACATGGAAGGTCAGTTTTCTAAATTAGAAAGAGCTATAGAAGTTTTATACGAAGGTGCTTTAATATTAGGAACAGATAAACTTTTACAATGGGAAATGTCTAAAAACATGATGCGTCCTAAAAGTGATTATACTAAAGTTAAAATGAATTATGCTATTGTTGCACCGCGTATGTATAATGGTAAAATAGATTCCTTAGTAAAGCGTACTACTGGTTTTGCTGATATGATACAGCTCACACATTTAAAACTTCAACAAGTAATGTCACGTATGGTGCCAGACGGTGTTTATCTTGATGCTGATGGTTTAGCTGAAATAGATTTAGGTAACGGTACAAACTATAATCCACAAGAAGCTTTAAACATGTTTTTCCAAACTGGATCTGTAATTGGTAGATCATTTACAAGTGAAGGAGATATGAATCCTGGTAAAGTACCTATACAAGAAATAACAAGCGGTAGTGGTGGTAATAAAATGCAAGCTCTTATTGCTAATTATAACTATTATTTACAAATGATACGTGATGTAACCGGTTTAAACGAAGCAAGAGATGGTAGTATGCCAGATAAAAATGCTTTAGTTGGTATACAAAAAATAGCAGCTGCTAACAGTAATACAGCAACTAGACACATACTACAAAGCGGTTTGTTTATAACTTCACACATAGCAGAATGTTTATCTCTTAGAATATCTGATATATTAGAGTATTCTTCAACTGCAGATGCGTTTATACATGCTATAGGCGCTCATAACGTAGCTACATTAGAAGAAATGTCTGAGTTACATTTGTATGATTTTGGTATATTTATAGAGCTACAACCAGATGAAGAAGAAAAAGCTAGACTTGAAAATAATATTCAAATGGCACTACAACAACAAAGTATAGAACTTGAAGACGCTATTGATCTTAGAGATATAAAGAATATTAAGTTAGCAAACCAAATGCTTAAAATACGTAGAAAGAAAAAGCAAGAAAGAGATAGACAGTTGCAAATGGAAAATATACAAGCTCAAACACAGTCTAATACTCAGTCTGCTCAAGCTGCTGCGCAAGTTGAAGTGCAAAAAAATCAAGCACTGTCTCAAAGTCAAGCTCAAATGGAACAATTAAAAGCTCAAATTGAAATGCAAAAAATGCAGTCTGAAGCAGAGCTTAAAAAAGAACTAATGGCTTTAGAGTTTCAATATAACATGCAGTTACGAGGAGTTGAAACAGAAAACTTAAAACAAAGAGAAAAACAAAAAGAAGATAGAAAAGACGAAAGAACAAAGATTCAAGCAACTCAACAAAGTGAACTTATAGATCAAAGAAAAACTGGTAAACCACCTAAAAACTTTGAGTCTGCCGGTAATGATATAATGGGTGGCAGTTTTAATTTAGAGTCGTTTGAACCTAGATAAATTTATTAATTATTATTATATTATATTATGGAAGAAAATAAAGAACAAGTAGTTGAAGAAACTACACAAGAAACAACTGAACAAGTTGATAAAAGTAAGTTTGAATCTGCTGATGACGATTCTGTTATAAAAGTAGATTTAAATAAACCAATAAAAAAACAAGAAAATGCCACTGAGAAGCAAAGCACAGATGAGGTACCTGTTCGCGACAAACCCGAAGCTAGCGAAGAAGTTCGTGAAGAAAACAAAGAAAAGTCTGAAGAGTCTACCGAACAAAGTGAGGAGAAAAAAGAAGAAGTAGTATTAGAAGAGATAACTGAAGATTCAACTGAAGAAGAGGTTGCTGAAGTAGAAGAACAAGTTGAAGAAGCTGTTGCTGAAGCAAAAGAAAAAGGTGAACCACTTCCTGAAAATATACAAAAGCTTGTAGATTTTATGGAAGAAACAGGTGGTGATATAAGTGATTATGTAAAGCTTAATCAAGATTATAGCAAGTTAAATGATAATGACATTGTTTTTGAATATTATAAACAAACAAAACCTCATTTAACTAATGATGAAATAAATTTCTTAATGGAAGACACTTTTAATATAGATGAAGAAGAAGACACCGATAGAGAAATAAAAAGAAAAAAACTAGCGTTTAAAGAGCAAGTTGCCAGCGCTAGAAGCCATCTGGACGGGCAAAAGTCCAAATACTATAAAGAAATCAAGGCTGGAAGTAAACTTACAAAAGAACAACAGAAAGCTATAGATTTTTTTAATAGATATAACAAAGAGTCGGAAGCAAATCAAAAAATAGTTAAAAAGAACTCTGATATTTTTACACAAAAAACTAATCAAGTTTTTAACGACAAGTTCAAAGGTTTTGAATACAACGTCGGTGATAAAAAATACAGGTTTAATGTGAACAATGCTGAAGAGATTAAACAAACCCAAAGTGATATAAATAATTTTACTAAAAAGTTTTTAGATAAAAATTCTACATTATCAGATGCTAAGGGTTATCATAAATCTTTATTTACAGCAATGAACGCAGACGCTATTGCAAAACACTTTTACGAACAAGGTAAAGCTGACGCTATGAAAGACAGTGTTGCTAAATCTAAAAACGTTAATATGAACCCAAGACAAAGTCATAATAATATTGAGGCTGGTGGTTTAAAATTTAAAGTGTTAGGTGATAATTCTTCTGATTTTAAGTTTAAAATCAAAAACAATAAATAACAATTTAAAATTATTACAAAATGGCAA